AAACTCCTACCCCTACGCCAACAGTAACTGAAACTCCTACTCAGACACCAACTGAAACACCAACCGAGACTCCTACTCCAACAGTAACCGAGACTCCTACTGAAACTCCTACTCAAACCCCAACTGAGACGCCTACGCCAACAGTAACCGAGACTCCTACTGAAACTCCTACTCAGACACCAACTGAAACACCAACCGAGACCCCTACTCCAACAGTAACCGAGACTCCTACTGAAACTCCTACCCCTACGCCAACAGTAACTGAAACTCCTACTCAGACACCAACTGAAACACCAACCGAGACCCCTACTCCAACACCTACAATGACACCGAACGCTTTGTGGGAACCATCTCAAATAAGCACGGTTTTCTGGTATGATGCATCTGATTCCTCTACAATAACATCAAGCGGAAGTGAAGCTACTCAAGTTCTTGATAAGTCTGGGAATAATTATACTCTTGCACGGGAGGCTGGACAAACAGGCCCGAATACAGGAACAAGAACACTTAATGGGTTAAATGTTCTTGAGTGGACTGGAAACAATTGTATTGAAAATACTTCATTTACCTACAATCAATCTACAACACCTTTGAATGTTGCTATCATTCTTCAAATAGACGGTGGAACAGCACAACACTTTATTTTAGCGGGAACGACCACTACAACAGCAGGAACACGCATGTCAATGAGGCTCGCCGCTGATAATGCATGGGAAATTTTGGGAGGCTCAAATACTGGTGTAAACCAATCCATGCAAGCTGGAACAGCCGCCACCAGAGGTCAACCATATCTAATCCTACCAAAATATAACGGATCAACTTCCGCATGGAGAATTAATGGAACTCAGACCAATACCGGAAATATTGGAACAAATTCTTATACTACTCTTCAACTGGGCCACAATGAAATTGAAGCAAGTGATTTAGATGGTTATATTGCCGAAATAGTCGCATTCTCCGATAATACAAATCAACAAATCGTGGAAGGTTATCTTGCATGGAAGTGGGGACTTGTTAGCAATCTTCCATCAGGACACCCATATAAAAATGATCCACCAAGATCAGCATAAATTAAAAACTAAATAAAATTATGGCAATTAAAACATCAGAAGAATTGAAAGCGTTATTTGAAACTGGAGATTATCCCGATCAATCCGCATTTTCCGATCTTATTGATAGTTGCTATAACAATTCCGTTTCAGGTGATTCCGTTTTTCATGATAATCTTACCGTTAATGGTACTTTTGTTTGTGATAACATTATTCTTTCCGATAATAATGGAGATCAATATCGTTTGATTGTCACAAATAACGGAGAACTTTCAGCATTTGTCATTTGACTTTTTCGCCTTTTTATATAAAATAGGAATGTGAAAATATTCATTCAAATCGCATCATTCTGTGATCCTCAACTTCCAATTACTGTTGAGGACTGTATTAAAAACGCCAAAAAACCAGAAAATTTAGTATTTTCTATTGCTAGACAATATAATCCAGAAGATCCTTCAGATAATTTAGAAAAATGGAAAGATGATAAGAGATTTAAGATAGTTAATATCCCACATAAAGAATCCAAAGGTGTATGTTGGGCGAGAAATTTAGTTCAACAACAATATGATGGTGAAAAATACACTCTTCAAATTGATTCGCATATGCGCTTTGTTCCTGATTGGGATGTAAAAATGATAAAAATGTTAAAGGATTTACAAAAGAAAGGACATAAAAAACCTCTTCTTACTGGTTATGTTCCTTCTTTTAATCCCGATAATGATCCAGCGGAAAGAGTACAGGATCCTTGGAGAATGGTATTTGATCGTTTTATTCCAGAAGGTGCGGTTTTCTTTCTACCTGAAACGATTCCAAATTGGAAAAACTTAACATCTCCTGTTACAGCAAGATTCTATTCTGCTCATTTTTGTTTCACTCTTGGTGAATTTTCAAAAGAAGTTCAACATGATCCTGAATATTATTTCCATGGAGAAGAAATTTCAATTGGAGTCAGGGCATTTACTCATGGTTACGATTTGTTCCACCCTCATGAAGTTCTAATCTGGCACGAATATACGAGAAAGGGTAGAACCAAACAATGGGATATTGATAAAGAATGGGTGTCTAAAAATGATTACTGTCATCTCAAAAATAGAAAACTTTTTGGAATGGACGGCTTAACCCAAGAAGGACATGATGGAAAATATGGTTTTGGAAAAGTGAGAACATTAAAAGACTATGAAGAATATGCTGGTCTTATGTTTTCCGAAAGATCAGTCCAACAATACACTTTAGATAAAAAAGATGCACCAAATCCTTCCATTAAAGAATTGGGTGGAGAAGAAAATTGGAAAAAACAATTTGCAAGAGTATTCAAGCATTGCATTGATATTCAATACAATAGTGTTCCAGAAAAAGATTACGATTTTTGGGTTGTTGCATTCCATGATGATTCGGAAGAAACGCTTTATCGAAAGGATGCTGATAAAGATGAAATCGCAAGAATGATGAATGATCCGGATCATTATTGTAAAGTTTGGAGAGAGTTTCAAACAACCAAGAAAGTCACCAATTGGGTCGTATGGCCTCACTCGGAATCAAAAGGTTGGTGCGAGCGATTGACTGGAAGATTAATTTAAAAAATGGAACATTTTCACAGAAAAATTAATAGCGAAAATTGGTTCAATTATGAGGATTTGTATTCCGAAATGGTTGAAAGATTCGATAACGGTTCACACTTTGTTGAAGTTGGAGTGTGGAAAGGAATGAGTGCTTGTTATATGGCGGTGGAAATCATAAATTCCGGTAAAAATATAAAATTTGATTGTGTTGATACTTGGGATTTTGTTGAAACCTCAGATGAAATTAAAAAAGAACAATTTAATGATTTATTTAAAATTTTTTCTGAAAACATCGAACCAGTTAAAAATAATATAGGAATTATTCGTTCTATTTCATGGGAAGGTGCTAAAAATTATAACGACGAAAGTTTGGATTTTGTTTTCATTGATGCTGGTCATGACTACGAAAGTGTCATTAAAGATCTTAATGCATGGTATCCGAAGGTAAAAAAAGGTGGAGTCATATCAGGTCATGATTATCATTACAATGTTGGAGTTTTTCCAGCAGTTAATGATTTTTTCACAGGAAAACAAAATGTAAAACAAAAAAATTGTTGTTGGGTTGTAGATAAGTTATGACGACTATCAAGATGAATCATGATGCTGGTTTTTTCAGCGTCTGTAATATCAATCTTAGAACAATACTTGGGCATTATTCAAATACAAAGGAATTTTGTATTATAGATACAAAATCTCAGTGGAATTACTACAAAGATCAAGCGGAAGATGTTTACAATAAGTTTTTCTCTTTTAAAGATGACGTTTTTGATGTTGAAATTAAAAGGTTTTCCGAATCAAATGATGAAGATCAATTTAGCGATTATGGTCTTATCAATTATGATTTTATCACTCCTTTCGTAAAAAAATACTTTTATCCAAATGAAGAAGTATTGTATATAAAAAAGAATTTAATTGAAAAATATGACTTGGAAACAAATAAACTCATTTCGGTTTGTTATAGAGGAAACGATAAATCAAAAGAGACAAATTTACCAACTTATTCGGATTTTGAATTAAAATTAGACGAGATTTCAAGTAATTTTCCAGATCATAAAATTTTAATACAATCGGATGAAAAGGAATTTTGCGATTATTTCAAACGTAAAAATCAAAATTATATCGTTATCGAAGAGATTGAAAAAATAATCAGCACACCCTACTCTGCTATACAATATTCAATTCCACAAGGGACTAAAATCAAAAATGCCCAGACATTTCTTGCAATAATGATGATAATGTCGGAATCCGATATCGTAATAACAAACAGTGGAAATGTTGGATTATGGATTTGCCTCTATAGAGGAAACAATAAAAATGTCCATCAGTTTTTATCACCAAAAGGAACCGATAAAAAAGAATGGATTGTTGGAAAATGATTCATTTTATTACCCCATTATATAGGAAAAATTATTTGGAAATTATATATTCTTCCATTGTGAATCAAGTTGAAGATTTCAACTGGCATTTGATCGAGGGTAGCAAAACAATTGGTTGTTCTGAATTCGACTTCATCGAAAAAGATCAAAGAATTAAAAAAAACAAGATTGGTACACATTATGTATGGGGGCATGAACAAAGAAATTATTTCATACAAAATATAGGTTGCCCTGATTCAGATTTTTGTTATTTTTTGGATGATGATAATATTGTAACTTCAGATTTAATTGAAATATATCAAAGAGAAAAGGATTCTGATGTTGATTTGATTTTATTCGCCCAAAAAGCAGGATTAACAGATAAAATTAGACTTTATGCTATAAGTTTGGACGATTTGAGACTTGGAAGAAGCGATATCGGTTCATTTTTGGTTAGATATAGTCTCTTAAAAAAAGTTTATATTGCACATTTAAGTTCGAGAAATGCTGATGGTCACTTGGCAAATGCCTTGGGAGAATTCAAAAATGATTACAATATGATTGTCGAAAGCGGTAAATATGTTAGATATAATTCTCTCTCAATGAATATATTTTGAAAAATGATAAGATTAAATTTCGAGTGTTGGTGGACTGATAGTAATTCTTTAAATGCGAGAATTATTAGACAGTTTGTACCTCAAGAAGATTTAAACGATTATATTTTTACAAATGAAAATCCAGACTTCACAATTATTTTTGGAAGAACAGAATGGGAAAAATTAAAAACCCCAAAAGAAAGAACTTTTTATTTTTCCCAAGAACCACTTTGGTCACCAAATCAACCAAAGGATAATATTCACAACTATTGTTCTAGGATTTTTATTTCCGATAAAAGAGATTATCCAGACAGAGATGAATATATTGAGACTCTTTTACCAATGTTTTATGCAGGAAGAGGAGAAAATGACACAAGGGAAGAGTGGGATTGGTCGTATAAAATTAAAGATAAAAAATACGAAAAGAATAAAAAAATGTCAATGATTGTTACAAAAAGCGGATCAGAACATTACAGTCATTTGTGTAATCCTGAAACTTCCAAGATTAATTATGAATTTAGAACAAAACTTGGAATTGAGTTATCAAACGATAAAGAAATTGATATTTTTGGAACTCATTGGGAAAATAACGGAGAAAATATTAAAGGAGAGGTGTGGAATAAACATGTCGCATTGGATGAATATGTGTTTTCGGTTGCATGTGAAAATTCCATTCAAAAAAACTATATAAGTGAAAAATTTTGGGACATCATTCTTACAGATGGTGTGCCAATTTATCTTGGTTGTAATAATATTTCCGAATATATTCCGCAAAATTGCTATGTATCATTGAATGGTATGTCCAAAGAAGAAATGATATGTAAAATAAAAGACGTAGTAGAAAATTATTTGGATTATTATAATTTTCATAAAAACAATATTTTTGAACTCAAGGCTGATTTTTTTAAAAATCCGAGTTATAATTTATGGGAGAGAATAAAAAAGGAAATTCAAAATGCATAATTTGACAATAAACATGAAATTTTGGGATGATGGACAAAAAGACTCCACAAGAATTAGAAATGTGAACTTTTCTTGGAGAGAATTGAAACGATTTGCTTCTTTTTTGAAAAAAAACGGAATTGATGTCGATTTCAATCTATATGATTTCTCTCCAGAAAAGATTATAGAAGACGCTATTCATATACCATATCCATTAGGGGTATATAAAAAAGCAGAGAAAACCAATATTATTTTGAAAGAGAAATCCAACTTTGATTTTTTTATGATGATGGATTGTGATGCATTTTTCTGCAAAGATGATTATGATTTGTTTTTAAATCTATACAGAGAATTGGAAATTGGAGACATCGTAACATTTGATCTTGCAAAGTTAAATGATTCATTGAGTGAATATATCGTGGATGGTGAATTTATTAAAGAAAAAGCGGATTTCTCATATGCATATTCTGGTGCAAGAGAAAATGGTCCATTGGCTCATCACATTGGAGGTTTGGGCGGCGTATATCTTTGCGATACCAAACTTCTTTTGGAATTGGGTGGGTTTGATGAAAAATATACAGGATGGGGGGGCGAGGATGGTGATAAACTTGATAAAATATGGCAAAGTAAAACACCTCACAGGTTCAAACCAACTAAAAACTTTGCACCTTTTCACTTGCCCCATTTTTCCGATTGGTCGAATGTTAATTATTCTAGGAGGTTTGAAGAGTGAAAGTTAAATTTATAACATCAATTTATAGTGATTTACATGGAACTGAATTTGGAGGAAGACCCTCCAGAGGTGGGCATTATAGATTCAGTTTATTGTCGCTTCTTAAAATGACAAATGCCGATTTTCTTTGTTATACATCGGAAAATGAATTGGAATCCTTAAAAGAATTCTTTTATGATAATTATGATATATCCAAAGAACAACTAAAATTTAAAGTATTTGATATTTCTAAGTCGAAATTCAGTCCTTTAATAGATTTATATAAAAATGTGGAGGATACAAAAAAATCCGACAGATGTGTGGAGATTCAATATTCCAAATTCAGTTGGTTTTTGGATGAAGATGGATCATATGATTACTATTATTGGATCGATGCTGGATTGTCCCATTGTGGAATTATACCCGACAAATATCTTGTGGATAACCACTCTGTTGGAAAATATTATGAGTGTGTTTTATTTGATAATAATTTTTTGAAAAACCTTATAGAATTTACTGGTGACAAGTTTTTTTTACTTGCAAAAGAAAACCAAAGAAATTATTGGTCAGGCACTGTTGATCCGAAATGGTACAAGAAATATAGTTACGATCTCCATATAATTGGAGGACTTTTTGGTGGTAAAAAAGAAAAATGGAAAGAAATTGTTGATATTTTTGAAAAAAATATTGTGGAAATTTCAAATGATGAAAAGAAGATTTTCTTTGAAGAAAATATAATGAGTTTGATGTTTTACAATAATTTAAATTTATTCAATTACAAAGAATTTGACGTTTGGTGGCATGAAGATAACTACAGAGAACATTCTGAAGATTTTTTCAAAAAGAACAAAAGTTTTTATAAAATTTTAGAAGAATTTAATAACGTGGAAAACAAACAAAAAAATCCAAATTTAACAGAACTGACAAATAAAGTCGCTTACGATAAAAGAAATTTAACAGAACTGGCGAATAAATTCGGTTCCGATAAAGGAAATATGCATTTTGAATGCCATTTCTATACGGAAATTTATGAAAAATTACTTTCACCATATTTAGATAAACATGTGAAAATGCTTGAAATTGGAGTTAACGATGTGAGATTTCCATGCGCCTCGATCAATATGTGGACATCGTTTTTCGAGAATCTTTCTTTTTTTGGATTTGATATAAATCCAGCATCCAAAGAATTTGAAAAAGAAAATGTAAAGATTATTATTGGAGATCAAGGAAACAGTGAGGATTTGAAAAAAATTATTTTAGAAAGCGGTGGAGAATTCGATATTATTTTAGATGACGGTTCGCATGAACACCTTCATCACATTTTAACATTTACCACTCTAAAAGATCATTTAAAAGAAGGCGGAATTTATATTATTGAAGATCTTCATGCCTATGATTGTCATTTGACAAAAGAATGGTTCAAATCAAAAGGAATTGAACATAAACTATACTGCAACGAAAAACTTTTAATCTATAAAAAATGAGTAACGTAACAATTGTAACTGGTCTTTGGGACATTGGTAGAGGAGAATTGAATGAGGGATGGTCTAGAAATTTCGACCATTATCTTTCCAAGTTTTCTGAACTTTTAAAAATCGAAAATAACATGATTATTTTCGGAGAAAAAGAACTGGAAAGTTTTGTTTTCCAGCACAGAAGTTCAGAAAATACTCAATTTGTTTGCAGAAGTCAAGATTGGTTCAAAGGGGAATTTTATGATAAAATTCAAAAAATAAGAAACAATCCAGAGTGGTATAACCAAGCAGGATGGTTGAAAGATTCCACACAGGCAAAATTGGAATTATATAACCCGCTTGTCATGTCCAAGGTGTTTTTGTTGAATGATGCGAGAATTATGGATCGTTTTGATTCCAAGCATATGTATTGGCTCGATGCGGGAATCGTCAATACAGTTCATTCTGGATATTTCACACATGATAAAGTTCAGAACAAACTACCAAAAGTTTTTGATAAATTTGGATTTGTTGCATTTCCATATGAACCAAACGATGAAATTCATGGATTTTCTTATCCAAAAATAAATGATTATGCTGGAAAAGATGTGAAATTGGTTTGCAGGGGGGGATTTTTTGGAGGACCAAAAGACACAATATCTGAAATTAATACAATTTATCATGGAACATTGTTGAGTACTTTAAATGATGGATATATGGGAACGGAGGAATCCATATTCAGTATCATGCTTTATAGACACTGCGGAATGATTGATTATGTTGAAATTGAATCCAATGGTTTGATTTCCAAATTCTGCGAGGATTTGAAGAATGATAAATTTGAAGTCAAGAATATTTGCCCAAAGAAAACTGGAGAAATCTCAAAGAGAATTGATATTGAGAAAGTGGGGCTTTATGTGATTAGTTTTAATAGTCCTGAACAATTTGAAACATTGATCAAGTCCATGTTGGAATATGATGCTGATTTTATCAATAAACCGAGAAAGTTTTTGCTTGATAATTCGGTTGATCTTTCCACGACTCCACGGTATGTGGAACTTTGTGAACAATATGGATTTGAACACATCAAAAAAGATAATATTGGGATTTGTGGGGGGAGAGTTTTTATTGCAGAACATTTCGATCAGACAGATTTGAACGCATACCTGTTTTTTGAAGATGATATGCAACTATATGCAAATAAAGAAGTTACCTGTAAAAGTGGATTCAATAGATACTGTCCGAATTTATATCAAAAATCTTTGGAAATTGTAAAAAAAGAAAATTTTGATTTTTTAAAATTAAGTTTTAGTGAATTTTATTCTACAAATTCAACTCAAATTGCTTGGTATAACACGCCCCAAGAATTCAGAGCAAAACATTGGCCCGAAAATCCAAGATTACCAGTTCAGGGATTCGATCCAAATGCCCCACTGACTCAATTTAAAAACATAAAATGTCATAAAGGATTACCATATGCAACTGGAGAAATCTTTCTTTGCAATTGGCCTATTCTTTTAACCAAAGAAGGAAATTATAAATGTTATCTTGAAACTAAATTTGCACATGCATTTGAGCAAACCCTTATGAGTCAAGCATTTCAAGAAACAATTAAGGGTAGAATTAATGCTGGAATATTATTATTAAGTCCAATTGAACACGATAGATTTCATCATTATTCCTCTGGATTAAGAAAAGAAAATTAAGTAATTATTTTTTTACTTTTCGCTAAATTATCCTTAGCCCATAAGGGTTGTAAATTAGTATAATGGGCTAATTTATAAATCTCTTCTTCTGTTTTTGCAGAAGATAAAGGAATGATGTGATCTATGTGCCACCCATATAGTCCGTAATTTTCCCAACTCATTCCTTCTTTAAATTGTTTTTCAATGTGTTCTTTTAAAAATTCTGGAGAACAGCCCAAAATATTAAAAGTTTTATTTTTTTTATTTACGTTTTTTCTTTTTAAAAACCCAATTATTCTATTTCTAACAGAGTTTTGTAATTTACATAAAACATCGTTTTTATATCTATAATTACTTTTTTCTCTAATTTTTTTCCTATTTTTTTCAGCCCATTCTTTTTTATAATTCGGATTTTTGTCGAACCATTTTAATTTAGATTGTTTAACTCTGTCTTTATGTCTTTCCACATATTTTCTTTTTATATCATTAACTTTTTTTAAATTTATTTTTGAATATATTTTATTATTCAAATTTACACAAACTTTACAATCGCCACGTCTTTCTTCACTACCCTTCAATTTTCTATAAAACTCCTCGACACTTTTCTCAACTCCGCATCTTGTACATGTTTTGTCCATGTAATTATTTAGCATTTAGTTAATGCTTTTTTACGAAACTTTTTTATTTTTTAATAAACATTTCGAATTTTCCCTGTAATAGAACTTAGACCTACAAGAGATTCCACAAAAAACCATTTTATTTCTTCTCCTCAAAGAAGAATAAGGAATAATTCCCCCGCATTCCTTACACAATCTTGGATTCGCCTCATATTCCAATTTCTTTTTGGTTTTTGTATGCAAGTTAGAATGCCCCGCCAATTGGCTTTTCAATTCAAATTCTTTTTCACAAACCTTGCAAGTAAACATGTTTATATTTAAAATGAGAAATCAAAGAATCAATCAAGCACTTTCAACAATAATTTTTTCACTATAAACAACTCCAGTTTATAATTATGCCTATGTTGCTATTTTAACTGTTAAATTTTAGGGTCTTATGTTTTTATACGGGTGTCCTGATGGGAGATTCGATACCAATCCCCACTTCCACGCTAAGTATCCTTCTACAATTTCTTGCTTTGTATTATCGGAGAATGCAACCATTTCTGCAATATAGCCATCCAAATCGAAGTTTTCAACTTCATTGTGACCTACTTGAAGATTGGCGTATGAATTTGTTCCTATATTTCCAGTATTGGTCTGAGTTCCATTAATTCTCCATGCAGAAGATGATCCATTATATTTTGGCAAGATGATGTATGGTTGATCTCCAATAACGGTTGGTCCAGTTAGCATCCTTTGATTTACTCCTGCATTTGAGCCTCCCAGAATATCCCACACATCACCAACGGTTACTCTCGTTGACATGCGTGTTCCTGCTGTTGTGTTAGCTGTTCCTGCCAAAATAAAATGTTGCGTTGCACTTGAATCAGCTTGAAGTACTATTGCAATATTGAGTGGAGTTGTAGATTGATTGTATGTGAAGGAATTGTTTTCTAAACAATTATTCCCAGTCCACTCAAGAACATTTAAACCATTAAGTGTTCGTGTTCCAGTAGATGGACCAGATTGTCCAGATTTCACTGTGAGAGTATAATTATTTCCAGACTTATCAAGAACTTGGGTTGCTTGGCTTCCACTTGATGTTATTGTAGAGTAATCAGATGCATCATACCAGAAAGCCGTTGATATTTTTTCTGGGTTCCAAATATCAGGAGTCGAAGTAGGCGTTAGCGTAGGAGTGGGCGTTACTGTAGAGGTTGGAGTTGGAGTCTCAGTTGGTGTTTGAGTAAGAGTTTCTGTAGGAGTTTGGGTTGGCGTTTCGGTTGGGGTTGAAGTTGGAGTCTCTGTAGGAGTTTGAGTTGGAGTTGGAGTCTCAGTTGGCGTTGGAGTTTCTGTTGGGGTTTTGGTTGGCGATATTGTAACAGTATTTGTAGGCGTAACCGTGTTAGTCGGAGTAATTGTGTTGGTTGGAGTCAATGTAACCGTATTCGTAGGTGTAATTGTTGGAGTGGAAGCGATAGTAACTGTAGGAGTCGGTGTCTGCGAAATTGTAGGAATTGGCGTGGATTCAATCCCAGAAACAACTTGAAAATACGTAAATCTCTTGGTGTTTTTTGATGCCTTGGCATATCCCGCACCATTGAAATAAAGAATATCGTAATTTCCATCCAAAAGATTTTCCGGTAATCTAAACTGCAAAAGCATTCCATTGTCCAATACATCATATTCATAAACAGGAAACCCATAAACAGCGGGATATCTTGCACTGATTGATTTTATTTCTGTGTATAAATCTAATTCAATAGAAGACATTGATGGATTATTGGAAGAAAGATACAAACCATTTAATGTGGTAAACTGAAACATGTCTCCTCTGATTGTTACATTCGTGGAAGAAAGGTTTTGTGTTTTTACTGTAAATGCTGCTTTGGAAAAATCTTTCACTTTAATATTTAGAAGTGAAACGCTAAATAATTTCATGGAAAGAATAATTCAAGGATTGTTAACAATTTTAAACCAAATCAAATTTCATCATTGGTCTACTGAGTCTTTTGCAAAACACGAAGCACTTGGAAAAGCATATGACACTTTGAATGATTTGATTGACGAATTTGTGGAAGTAATGCTTGGAAAATATGGAAAAAATTTATCCACAATTGATCTTACAATTTATTCAGAGGGGGATATTCAAACCTCCGATGCATTGGAAGAAATTATTAATTTTTTGACTGTCACGCTTCCAGATGGATTGAGTCCTGAAAAAGATAGTGATTTGTTGAATTTGAAAGATGAAATGCTTGCTGTGATTAACAAAACAAAATATCTTTTGACATTAAATTAATTTTTTTTAAAAAAAAGTGAATGCTTAGATATAAATAATAATATATGCCAGTCAATTTTAACACTTTTACAGAGGCAACGACCACTACCATTCAAAGTAACGATTATGTAGTTGGTTTTGATAATACGAGTCCTAACGGCGAAAGGAAATATCTAGTTTCCACACTTGCAAATGCTGTGAGTGGGATTATAGCACCATCAATCCAAACATTTACCGCACCAACTGGAACTGTTGCTTATTATGCAGCGTCAACAGCACCAATTGGATGGGATGAATGTGATGGTACCGCCCTCACAGTAGCACTGGGAAGTTCATACACTGCTCTTAGAAATTTTTTAATTGCTGGTGGATCTATTTTTGGAAACGATGGATCGGGAAATCCGAAAGTTCCTGATCTAAGAGGTAAATTTATTAGATCGCATGGTGCTGATGGAACTTATTTTTCCAGTACATTTGGAACTTTACAAGCAGATGCTTTCGAAGATCACACGCATTCTTATTCGGTACCTGGACAAACTTTTAGCTCCCAGCACGTTGCTACGGGTAACTTTAATGCTCCGCATCCAGCATCCAGTGCTGGTAATACTGGTGGGGCTTCAATAGGTTCTGATACCGAAACCCGCCCAGCAAACATTGCGCTTCTTGCTTGCATTAAACTTTAAAAAAAAATATGAGAAAAACAAAAATAGTTTATTCATTTGATGATAATGGTGTTTATTTTGGAACGACAAATGCCCGTGAATCATGGGACACTGTTAATACCGATAACACTATTTGGCTTTTACCTTCCAATTCAACCGAAACAGAACCGCCACTATTTGATGCAAAAACTGAACAATTGATATTCAATAGAGAATCAAATAATTGGGAAATAAAACAAATCCCAACAGAAGATAATACACCAAAACCTGATTTTGATGCGATAACTCATGAAGCAGTTTGGTATAATGATCATTGGGTTTTAGTTGAACTTCCAACACAAGAAAACACCCCAAAGCCAGATTTTGATTCAAATGTTTATACTTGCGATTGGGACGCTGATCATTGGAATTTAAATCTTATTCCCACTTGGGATACGGTCAGATCGCAACGAGATGTACTTCTCGACGATTCCGATTGGGCTGTCATGCCTGATGCTACCCCAAAACCTTCTAAAGAAGCTTGGTTAACATATCGTCAAGCATTGAGAGATGTCCCGCAAACTTTCTCCACACCAGAAGAAGTAGTTTGGCCAAATAAACCATAATAATATTTTCATTTTCCAAACAAAGCGTTAAATAATTCATGTGAATCTTAATGCGCCTGATTTTCTAAAAGATTTAGAAGGAATACAAAACAAATTGGATGGTAGCATCTCTATTGATGAGTTGACAAATGCCGCTAATTTACCTCAATTATCAGAGTTTTCAGAACTTGCAAAAGGATTATTGCCTGAAAATCTCATAAAAGCAGATGAGAATGGAAAACTGGGCCTTGTTTCTTTAACAGAATTACAAAATGCATTGTTCAATGGTTTAACGGATATCAAGGGATATCTGGAAAATGAAATCACGGGAGTTTTCAATTCCCTCAAAGGGGAAGTCGAAAATGTATATAATGAAGCAAAGGCGGTATACGATGACCTTAAAAATCTCGCCACAAATATACAAAACGATAGTTCCGTAATTGCTGATTTGGCGGTTTCTTCTTTAAATAGTGCAACTGGACTTAATATTGAAGTTCAAGACCTTGCAAATTTACAAAAAACCGTATCCAATACTATAGAAAGTTTTGCCCAACTTTCTCCTAAAAAAGTAAAAGACCTCGCTGACCCCAATTTTTACGGTAGAGTTGTCAATGCAACACTCAATACAGCACTTGATCTTACAGGAAAAACGGCTGAATTAATGGCAACTCAAAGTTTAATTAACGACCAATTGGACAGTTCTGGTTATGTTGAAATGTTTAAGAGTGTGATTGAAAGTGGAAAGAATCTTCTACCAAAAGAAAATCCAGATGACCCATCAAAAGAAAAAGTTACAGTTTATAGAACAGTATATTGGGGTAAAGGTGAAGGGGCATTACCAGAAGCGGCGGCACAAAAAGCCAATTCTGGAAACAAATTAAAAGATGATTATAGCCTTGCAGTTGACAATTCCAAGGTTATAATCGGAAGCAAGGTGAAATTCGCAGACGATAAAAAAGAAAGAGAAGCGGTTGATGTCGCAACTCCATCAAAGGGTATAACAACATCAGGTGAAAACCCAACAGTTGCCATTTATTTTGAAACAAAAGAAAAAGCTCAAGCATACTTAAAGGCACATCCAGAAAGAAATGTTCTTGCAACTGTCACTGTACCCTCACCAAAAGAAAAAGAAGATAAACAGAAACTTAAAAATAAAGCAGCAGAAACAAAAACAACGATTACAAAAGAAGAAGCAATGCAAAAACTAAAAGAACTTGAAAAAAGAGAAGCGGAACTTGTAGCAATGGGGGTAACTGAATGAAAAACTTAAATGGATTTTACAGAGGAGTTATTGTTCAGAACAATGATCCACAAAAGTTAGGAAGAGTTAAGATATTCGTTCCACACATTCACCTTTCTTTACTTGATTTGGAAGAAAGTGATCATGATAAGGAATTTTATTTTGGAGAATTTGGAACGAATTATCAAAAGAAAGATCCAAATCTCGTTGATCTCACAAAATACATGGAGAAAATCAAGCTCAAACTCCCTTGGGCAGAAGTTTCCCTTCCAATCACAGGAGGCGGTTATAGTTCATTTAATTCCGCATCAAACAAGGCAACAATTTCCGACAGTCCATCTTATGCAAATCAAATTGCAGAAGACGATGGATCAACTGGAGCACCAGCAGGGGCGGAAGTTAAGGCAAACCCACCATCGGATCGATTCTCATCATCTTCAGACAATCCAAATCCGCTAGGTGCAACATACAACACTCAATCTTTTTACAATGCACCGAAGGGAATGTTCGGAATCCCTCAAGTTAATACGAAGGTTTGGGTATTCTTTCTAGATGGAAACCCAAATACACCTGTTGTTTTTGGATATAGCCCATCCGCATCCACATATGGTCAGATTTATGATGATACAAATCATCCAAGTGGATATGAGAACAATGATCCAACACAGGAAGCAAATCCAGAAAATGTAAAAAGAAGAAACATGATGGCTATCAACCAAAAAGGTGGTAGTATTTCGTTCAATGGAACGGATAATGAAGAGTCTCTAAGCATCGCACATGACAGCGGTTCCTATAACGAGTTCAACAACTCTGGTCAACAAAATCTCGTAATGGGTCAAAAGAGTAGTTTGGTAAAAGGCCCAGCATACTCCACAATAGATGATACCCATTCCTTCCATTGTGGAGATGGTTCCAACGTTTCTGTACAAAAAGATGTCCAGATAACAATAGGAAGTGCAAATTATGCTGCTGCCCAAAGGTGGAAAGATGCCGCATCAAATATTCATGCTGTCAAGAGCCTACCAGAGACTCAAAATTCAGGAAGTGATAGTTTTTATTCTTCTCCTCTTGCTAAAAAAGGTGGAGAAAATGGCCCATGTCCCGCATGTAGTCAGGGAAAATCATTTAAAACACTTACGGGCGGCAATGGTGATGATAAAAATAACAAGACAATTGATGAGGGGCAAACATCATATGTTAAAAGTTTGATTGATAATTTTTTGTCCATGTTCAAACAGTCCAATAAACTGGAAATTGAAGATGCCAAAGACGAACAATATCCAAAAACAGGAGATTGCAAAGTATGCGGAGGAAGTGGAACTTCTCCTTCGTCAATGGGTGGAAATTTTCCAAAGGAATCGAGAAAAGAAGAAACGGGAAATCTCTATTTGAACTCAGCACAGGACTTCTTTGAGGCTGAAAATGACTTGGGAGAAGGTGGAAGTTTAACTCTCAATGTTACTAAGGATGTGTTTTTGAGTGTTGGATGTGCCTCGAATGATTTGGATAGTGTTAGGGTGAATAATCAAGGATCAGCGCATGATATTGGATTGAAACTGGATGGGGAGAAGGGAGTTTATCCATCTCAGGTGGTGGGATCGGTGGTGGAGAAGGTTCACGTGGATAGGTTTCCAGGTGGACAATTCACGGTGGACGCTCAAAACGGAATCAATATCTTGGGTGGCTCAGGTGGTATCGATTTCAGCAGCACTGGTGTCATGAGCATCCATGGAACCATTGCAGAAGTAACCGGAGAACAAGTAAACATTAGTGCAAAAAGTGGACTCAATATTGCAACAGATGATGTTCTCTCCCTAAAAGCATCCAATATCGCAATTCAGTCATCCAATCAAGTATTCGTTAAACCAAATCTTGCCGTGGATGGAAACATTGTGTGCCGTGGGGGAATCATGTCGCATGGTGAGATGTTCGTTCAACACGTTACCGCCCCCATGTCGTTCCAAGAAACCGAATATCAATCTGAACTTTACGGTAGAGCATACCCTGAAAAACAAATGGTAATGGGTTTTATTAAAAACACACAGGAAATTCTCTGCACAATTCAAAGCACGGACTCCTCACCGGGCACGGGATGGTATGTGATCGATTCAATGGGTGCTGTATGCCCTGTCCAAGGAACATCTGTAATGAGTTCCAGCAATGTCACTCTCGTTTTAACCCAATATGTTCCAATTGTTACCACAGATAGTGGACAAAAAGCAGAAGACGGTTCAATTTATACTTACCCACACAGCCACGTATTTAGAAATCTCCCTCTAACTCTTACTCCAACATATGAAGGAATGAGAGGCAATGCATCTGGAATTGATGGAGGAAGTCCAGTCGAGGCAAGTAAAATCGAAAATGGATTGACTTGTCCAGAAGTTAAAGGCACAACAAAAGAAGGAAATACTGGACTTAGTAACCAATTGAAAGCGAAGGAATTTACACCAATAAGCGTATGATGTCTTTCTCCAAATATATAAACGAATCGGCTTCATCCGAATTCAAAAACAATATACAAAAAACAATATCTTTTTTGGAAAACAAAAAGAAAGTTTTGTTTTTGACCACATCGAATCGATACGATAAAAATGTGGACGATATTCCAAAAAGCACACAAATTGCATATTATATTCAAGAAATGGTTGGAATGAAAAAGATAGAAATCGTGGAAGTTCCAAAACTAAACATATACAATTGTGAAGGGAATGTGAGTAGTGCAAATGGAAATGGGTGTGGAAAAAAAGAAGCATTTCTAGAAGACAAGGCAAAGAATCCCACAGGTTTTCACAGGTGCTGGTGTTCATTACACCATAAGGATGATGAACTTTGGAAAATTTCCAGACCACTTTTTGAATCCGATTGTGTTGTGTTTTTCGGTTCTGTTAGGTGGGGTCAGACCAATGCAATATACCAAA